ACAAGCTACTTCCTTGTGAGGCCGTAGGACGAGTTGTCTCGGTCCAGCGCCTTGACCACGATGCCCAGCCCAGAGGCGAGACCTGCGGAGACGATGGTGCGGAAGTCTCCACCCTGAATGTCGAGCAGTGGGATACCGAGTCCGAGTGCCACCGAGATGCTCACGGTGAGGAAGGTCTTTACGAAGTCAAGGACGATCTCGTCCACCTGAGTATTGTCTGCAATGTATTTGAGTCCGGCGAAGATGCGGTTCATGCCTTGTTCCTTTCCTGTAGCGGCGGCTGCCGCGTTGAGTACGGCCAGACTACTAGTGGCGATTGCACCCCAGTCAGCCTTTCCGAGTTGATTCAGTTGCGCCTGAACAGCGTCAGGTGTCTTGACACCCTTTGGCACGTTGCGTGGCTCTGCGTGGCTCCTAGGTGCCTCTGCGACGATTCTAGGAGCAGGTGGTGGGGTGGTCTCTGGTGCTACCACAGGCGTGGGATTGTCCAGAGGCTTTGGTGCGGCGACTTTGCCGCCTGAGTGCGTGACGATGACCACGCACTTGTAGTCAGCCCCAGCCTTCTTGACCTTGACCTTGGATGAGGCGATGGCGCGCAACTGCGCCTCAGTGACCGGCACGCCGAACTTCTCAGACTTCTTGCGGTCATCTCGCGTCGGACATGCCCACTGCCAGCCGAGATCCTGCGACCAGCCTGCGCTGGTCATGTGGCCGTAGCCTGCCTTGACAATCTTGGGGTCCTTCTTTGTCCAGTACGACTTCCAGACCTCGTGCCACTTTGAGATCTTGACGGCAGGGTCGTAGCCAACTGCCTGCTGGACCCAGATGATCAGCGCAGCGCCCTTCTTTCCTGCCTCCATTGCATCTGCCCACGACTTCGCTGGTCGAGCGGAGCCGCCGAGGACCTTGACGGTCTTGACCAGTTCTGGAAGCGACGAGCCGTTATCCGACACGCCCTGCTTCTCTTTCTTGCCAGTGGCTTTCGCCTTTGCTGCGACGCCATCTGACGCGCTGAAGTCAGCGGTGTAGCCAGACGCCCACGACACGGCCGCAGCTGCGCTGGAGGGTCCGCAGTCATCTAGGATGTTCTGCTTGATCGCCTCTGTGTCCGAATAGAGTTGCGACTTGACCTTGTACTTCACGCTACCCTCCGATCTCCTTCTTGATGTGCACTGCGATGGCACGCGCCGCAGCCTCAAAGCCCAGTGCTGCACTGACCGGATGACCCTCAGTCACTCCCTCGGCGTAGTAGTTCCCATCGTCCGCGAGCTTCCAGAGTGTGCCGCCGAAGGCGCTGTTGTTCTCATTTGGCACGAGCGCAACCCACTCGCCTGGAGCGGTGTCTACGCGAGTCCAGCCCTGCCCTGAGATGTCCTCAATGTGATCGGATGCGTTCACGGTCACTCCTTCCACCTGAGCGGTCCTGTGACGAGCCAGATCAGCGTCAGCCCTCCGAAGAGCCATGCCATCGTCTCCTGCGTTGCTCCCTGTGGGAGCACCACGACGGCGAACAGGAGACCGAGCACGGTCCACGCGCCACCTACGAGATCCACGATGATGCGGTTGATCACTTGCTCACCTTCCTTGATGCGGTTGCGGCTGCAGCGACAGCGGCGCTCGCCACTTGACTCATGACGATGGCGACTGCTACCGGTGCCGCCTTCTCCTTCTCGGCAGGAGATAAGTCCTTGCCAAGGTTGGCGACGCGACCGATAGTGGCGTCCACTGCACTAGAAACAGCGGCGGCGAGTTCGGCAACAGTCTCGTCAATGATACTTGGTGGAGCCGTTGGCTCTGGCGTTGGCTCCACGCTCGGTTCTACAGACGGCAGAGGGGACTCTGTTGGCTCAGGAGTAGGAACAGGAGTGGGATCAGGAGAAGGGGAGACTGACGGAGTAGGAACTGGCGTCGGCTGAGGCGTGGCCGTCGGCTGTGGTGTGGCAGTCGGTGTTGGTTCAGGTGTTGGCGTTGGTGTTGGTTCAATGCTTGGCTCCTCGCTTGGAGTCGGCTCCGGTGTCGGTGTCGGCTCGATGCTTGGTTCAATAGATGGTGACGGCTCTAGCGTTGGAGATGGCGACGGCTCCACAGACGGCTCTTCGCTTGGGAGTTCGGATGGGATCGGTGGTGGCGACGCTACAGGCGGCGTCGGATCTAGCACGAGTGGCAGATTGGTGAGCAGCTCGTAGGAGCCGCCAACTGGGAACGGCTCCTCTGGATGCATGCAGCCTGTTGAGTTGCATGGTCCGAAGCGCCCTGCGCGCAGTCGATAGAAGCCTGCCTCTAGGGAGATCTGAATCAGCGATGCCCAAGAGACGCCATCATCGTCGCTGGAGGCAATGATCGAGCCTGTCGCGTTGTATAGCCACAAGGCAGAGTCCATGAAGTGACCTGCAGGTGGCGGCGAGCACCAGAGCACGGCTGGCTCGTCGCAGAGCAGGGTGCGAGCGGTGAAGAGCGTAGGCTCGGTGACCACCACGAAGTAGTCCCTCGTCTCAGTGACTGTCCGGCTGATCTCACCATCGGCTGCGCGCACGAGTGGCAGAAAGAGCAGGGTGCTAAAGATGATGCCCAGAAGTGGGAACGCGGCGCGCTTCACTTAGTGAGCAGCGATGCAAGTAGTGGCACCAGCACGCTGAATAGCAGCGCGGCGATGACCACCAGACCTCCCTTGATTCTGTCCACGTCAGATCGCACCTCGTCAAGTTTGCGAGAGTGCGCGTCCATGCGCTCGATCAGATTGTCAATCTGGCGCGGCGTCATGCCTCCTCCAGCGCCTTCAGGCGATCTTCAAGGTCGCTGACGCGGTGCCAGAGCGCCGCGATCAGGGCCACAGGGTCAATCGTCTCAGGCTTCCCTTCGTTGTCGTAGCCCACCGCGTGCGTCAGCCCAGCCTCGTGAATCTCCTCTGCAATGAAGCCCAAGCGCGTTGCGCCGTTCTCATCCTCAATCGTGGATTCATAGTGGCGCGGCTTGACTTTGCGTGCCGCTTCTAGCACCACCTCATCCGCATCAACGATGTTTGTCTTGTAGCGCGCTGAGGATGAGTTGCGGCGAAGTTGATAATTCGTCCCAGATACAAGCACCCAGATTGCTGCGCTAGATGTTTGTGTGGTGGTTGCAGGTGTGTTGTGCCTCAATCCTTGCGAGCCGTCTAGACTGATGTTTGTACCTTGAATGAGTGCGTTGAAGCTCGCGCCATCGTCGCAAGTGAGATACCCTCCCACATACAAGTCAAAGTCAGTTCTCAGTTCGCCTGCGGCGGAGCGGTACAGGTTCAGGTCGCGTGTGCCGCCTGCGCCCCACTCCATCACTCCGTTACAGAACATCGCAAACCGTGGGGTTCCTTCTCCAGTTACTCGTGCCGTGAATGCGAGGTCGCCCACTGAGCCTTGGATGGTGCGAAACACACCTCCAGCCTGAATCAAAGTTACGGAGGCGATTGACCCACCGGCGTCAATGTTTCCTGTGACCTCCAGGCCGCCTGTGATGTCTGTATCGCCTTCAATGTCAGTTACCGCGTTTAGTTTGATGGTGCCTGTTCCTCCAAATGCAGGAGTGATTCTGAGTTCGCCTGACTCCTGCACGATACGAGCGCCCTCTTTGGTTGATGGAGAAGTTCGCTCTGCAATGTATAGGTCTGCCTGTCCTGAGATAAGGCGAAGTTCGCAGACAAACACGTCGCTTTGAGCCGCAACGGTGCCTGTGGTTGAGCAGGTGACGGTGACCTTGATGAACGCCGCGTCAGATGGTGCGTTGAATCTAAGTTGATTCGCCGTGAAGCGAATCGTGCTCGCTCCTCCAATGGTGGTGAAGGTCTCAAAAGTGCTGTCGCCTGTCCCTGTCGATGTGGTCTGGTCTAGCTCAAAGTATTGGTAGGCGACTGTGACACGAGCGTTGGCCGTCGCAGTTGCGCTGATACAGAACACCTCTGGCACAAACAGAAAAGAGCGGTTGCGCGTTGAAGGGATTGGCACAAAGCGGCTGATCGCAACGCTATTGCCAGAGGTTGTGCCGCCTGCAACCCTGAAGCGGAGGGTGCTCCCTGAGCCTGCTGAAGCATCCTCTACAAGCGCTGCTGTGACACCAGCGCCAACGGTGGTTGTGGTGTAGTAGGGAAGAGGGTTGTCTTCGCTCAGGTCAGCCGAAGGGTCATCTGGTCCGATGGCGAAGTCTCCGTTGGCCATACCAGCCTGAATCTCTCGCAGCGCGGCTGCACCAAACAGCAGCGCGGTCTCGCCGTCGCTCGATGTACTGACGAGTGGCGCGCCCTGCTCATTGTTGACGCCACCCTCAAAGCCGCCGAATCCTTCTACGTTTGTGCCGTACTTACCCATGTCTTACTCCCCTGCAATGAGTCCGCGAAGACCCTTGACGTATTTTCGCCTGAAGTCTGCCTGCACTTCGTACTCGACTTGATACGAGCCGCCACCCTGCGCGAAGGTCATGGTGACGGTGGCGATGTACAAGATGGTAGACGAGAGATCAAGAGCCGGTGCAGTCAGTTTGACGTACTGACCAGGCAGCCACGCCTTGATGAGGCTGTAGGTTGCAGCGGCTGTGAGCGCGTAGCCTTGTGTCAGGCCGTACTCCCAGTCTGGTGCGGAGGTCTGTGCGAGATCTGAACCGCAGACCATGAAGGAGACGCTGCGGACTGGCTTGGCACGCGAGACGAAGGTTGACCGAGCAAGACTGCCGATCTTCACGCCTCGGTCGCCCTTCTTGGCGACCTTTGG